AGAATTTTGTGGTAGCTACACAGCCACAACAAAGGGTAAAATAGGAATAATACCCGGGTAATAATTACACAGGACTGTCCAGTTAAATGAGAATGATTCTCAATAAGATACTTGACATCTAAAGTAAGTACTCACTAACTTAGAAAAGGAGGGCTGCATAACCGGCTGCGGAGGTCACAAAGTGGTCTTGTAGCCCCGCTGAGCAGGTGTGCTCCCAAAGGCCACTACCTACCGTTCGTCGGCTAATAGCTACCGTTCGTCGGCTGCTACTTGATTTCTGTGTAAAAAGAGTGTATAATGCTAATTACAGCAGGAAAACTGTTTACCTATATAGTTATGTAGGATTTAACAACAAGATTTTCTATGCTGTACTCCGAAGGGAACAAAGAGAAATTGAGAACTTTTCTTTGTTATCATGTAGTTTATTATTTTAAGTGGTATATACTTTGGTTATATTAAAGAAGTAGTATTCTTAAAATAGAGAACTAGAACTATATAGTAGGACACTGATGACTGATGTCGAAAATAGGTTGGTCCCTGTAGTAAAGAAAGGTCGTCCTACCAAAGCTGCTATTGCTGCAGCTAAAAAGCCTGGAAATGGTAAGGTTGGTCGTCCTGTAGGTGACAATGGTCGAATCCAAGAACTGAAGGCTAGACTTCTGTCTACTTCAGGAAATAAGGTGATTGACACCATTGTCCGCATAGCCTTGGATGATAATCATCAAGGTCAAATGGCAGCATTGAAAATGTGTATTGATCGTCAACTTCCCTTGTCGTTATTCGAAAAGGATGCTAAGAAGGGTGGCAACGCCATCACTATCAATATCACAGGTGTAGGTAATGTGGAGTCTGCTGAAAACACTATCGATGCAGACGACATAGACTACACAGAAGAATAACCCCGGGGAAATAGCTTAGTGGTAAAGCAGCAGTCTCCAAAACTGCCAACTGAGGTTCGATTCCTTGTTTCTTCGCCAATCAATTGCGGGATAGAGAAGTCCGGTATCTCGTCAGCCTCATAAGCTGAAGATCATGGGTTCGAATCCCATTCCCGCTACCATTCAACGGTGTTTGTAGCTTAAGGCAAAGCCCCTACCTGTGAAGTAGGAAGATGTCGGTTCGACTCCGATCAATCACCCCAGGTTAAGCAAAGCTTAACTAGTAGTTAGTCTTCGACTAACCCCAACTAAGGACACTATGGCTGGCCTAAACGTCAAACTCCACAAAGCACAACTAGAGATTTTTCACGCTAGTCACCGATTCAAGGTGGTTGCTGCTGGACGAAGGTTTGGCAAAAGCCGCCTAGCTGCCTGGATTCTTCTCATTAAAGCCCTGCAAAGCCCTGAAAAAGATGTGTTCTACGTAGCCCCTACCTTCCAGCAAGCGAAGGATATTATGTGGGCTATGCTTAAGGAACTAGGCCACGAAGTCATTGTAGCTGCTCATGAAAACACAGGGGTACTGACCCTAGTCAATGGTCGTAAGATCGCCCTAAAGGGCTCTGATAGGCCGGATACGCTTCGTGGTGTTGGTCTGTATTACGTCGTTATCGACGAATACGCATCCATGAAGCCTAATGTGTGGGAACAAATCATTCGTCCTGCCTTAGCAGACGTTAAAGGCGGTGCTCTGTTTATTGGCACTCCTGCAGGTCGTAATCATTTTTGGGACTTGTACAAGTACGCAGATGAGGCTGATGACCCTGAATGGGTTGCTTTCCACTACACAAGCTACGATAATCCCTTCCTTGACCCCACTGAGATTGAAGCTGCAAAGAAAACCTTAAGCTCCTTTGCCTTCCGGCAGGAGTTTATGTCGTCCTTCGAAGCCTCTGCTTCGGATATCTTCAAAGAACAGTGGATCAAGTACGAGAAGGAAGAGCCTAAAGAGGGTGACTTCTACATGGCTGTGGACTTAGCAGGCTTTGCGGATGTGGCCAAGGAACAAGGCAACAAGAAACAACGCCTAGACCAGTCTGCTTTAGCACTTGTGAAGGTAAACAACGCAGGTTGGTGGGTTAAAGACATCCAGTTTGGTCGGTGGGACATCAGGGAAACTGCTGTACGTATCCTCAAAATGGCAAAAGACAACCACGTTCGCATCATTGGTATTGAAAAAGGTGCTTTAGCAAATGCGATCATGCCCTACATGCTGGATATCATGAAGAGGGTTGGCTTTTTTCCTCGTATCGAGTCGGTGACGCACGGCAATAAGAAGAAAACTGATCGTATTGTGTGGTCTTTGCAAGGTCGTTTTGAGCACGGACGTATCCTCCTAAATAAAGGAGACTGGAATGACACCTTTGTGGATGAACTCATGCAGTTTCCTGATCCACGAACCCACGATGATCTTATCGATGCTCTGTCGTACATTGACCAAGTAGCGATAACTATCTACCAGAAGGACATTGAAGATGAGTACGAGTGTTATGACGCTGTGGCAGGGTACTGATGGACGATAACAACACACCCACCCAAGGCTATAAGATGACAAAGAATCAGCAAAGGCTGCTTCAGTTTGTCACTTCACACACAGACCTATGGCGTGAGCATCGAGACACGAACTATTTGAAGACCTGGGACGAATACGAGCGCTTATGGCGTGGAATGTGGACCGGATCTGACAAGAATCGTGAATCTGAGCGTTCACAGATCGTTACTCCGGCCATTCGCCAAGCCATTGATAGCCGCCAAGCTGAAATCGAGGAAGCCATTTTTGGACGTAAAGACTGGTTTGACTGCGACGATGATTTGAATGATAAAAGTCCCGAAGACATTGCCATCCTGAAGGCCAATCTTCGTGAAGACTTCAAACGAGATAAGATTAAGAAGGCAATCACACAGATTAATCAGCTTGGTGAGGTTTACGGCACAGGTATCGGTGAGATTGTAATCAAGGAAAGCACTAAAAGCTCTCCTGCTTCACAGGATATTGGTGTTCCTGGGTTGAAAGCTGTCGGTGTTATGGAGACTGAGCGAGTTTCTCTTCGTTTAAAGCCTGTTTCGCCTAAAAACTTCATCATTGATCCGAATGCACTGGATATTGATGATGCAATGGGCTGTGCAGTCGAAGAATTCATCAGCCTGCACACAATAATCGCTGGAATGGTGTCTGGAACGTACCGGAAGTGCCCTATTGGCGAGACTGGGCCGGATGATGAGTTAGAGCCTGTTCAAAACAAGCAGGATTATGACCATCAACGTGTCAAAGTGCTTCGCTACTACGGCCTAGTACCTCGCGAGTTACTTGAGAATCTTGAAGAGACTGAGGCAGACGCCTTAGAAGATGAACTCGAAGATGATGGGCTTATTCCTCAGTACGAGGAAGACTATGGCGACATGGTTGAAGCTTTAATTGTTATTGGTAATGAGTCTCATTTACTTAAGGCCGTAGAAAACCCGTATATGATGAAGGACCGGCCAATTGTGGTCTATCGTCCGGAAATCATCACAGGCCGCTTCTTTGGTTGTGGCACTGTGGAAAAGGGCTATAACATGCAGAAGGCCCTAGATGGTCAGATGCGTGCTCACATGGACGCCACAGCCTTAGCTACAGCGCCAATGATGGGGATGGATGCTACTCGGATGCCAAGGGGGTTTAAGTTTGAAATCAGACCTGGGCGAACAGTCCTCACTAATGGAGATCCGAAAGAGGTACTTTATCCGTTCAATTTTGGTCAGGTTAATCCCGTTAGCGTTCAAACTGCCCAATTGTTTGAAAGGTATCTTCAACAGGCTACTGGGACTCTTGATAGTGCTGGCCTACCCCAACAAGTAGGTAATCAGGCTGATACTGGCGGAATGGCTATTGCTATCTCTGGTATCCTGAAGAAACACAAACGAGCATTGATTAACTTCCAAGAAGACTTCTTGATGCCCTTTGTTGAGAAAGCAGCTTATCGGTTTATGCAGTTTGCACCGGACCGTTACCCTGTTAAGGATGTAAATTTCATCCCAACATCAACACTTGGTATCATGGCTAGGGAGTACGAACAACAACAGTTTATTGGTCTGTTACAAACTCTAGGCCCACAGTCTCCTATTGTTCCTCTGATCCTGAAAGGTATCATTGAGAACTCTAGCTTGTCTAAGCGTGA